TTACTCGTGAGTAAGAACTGTGCTACTCGCCTCCTCCGTGGCTAGCTGCCCGCCCCACATAAGCCATTCGCGGCTCGCTCCGGTCGCCCGATGAATCGCCTGAATCTTCTCGGTGAGCTTGTGAGGACTGCGCCCGCTTTCAATCCCTTGTAGGGCATTCTCGGTCAATCCAGTGAGCTGGGAAAACTCCCTGCGGCTCATCCTGAGCGCATTTCGCAGGACAACAACCCTGGCGGCAAGAGTGTCTGCCGGAACCCAGTTGTTCCCGTGAACCTTCTCTGCTGTCGTCATGGGTAAATGATGACATCTCTGCAATCTGCATGCAAGAAGATTGCATGCTTGAGCTGCAAGTAAACAGTTCATTCCTAAGTGATGCTTGCAATCAAATTTCATGCATGTAATTATTTCGGCATGAGCGCAAAACTTCTGCTGATCGAGGCTCGGCTCGGTGGTCGAAGACTCCCCGAACTCGTCGGCGCACGCCGGGCACAGGGCAAGTCCTGGCAGGGCATCGCCAACGAAATCCACGACATGACCGGCGTTGCGGTGTCCCGAGAGTCCTTGCGTGCCTGGTGCAATCAGTCCAAGGCGGTGGCCTCGTGAGCGCGCCAGTGATCGTTTCCCCGTTCGACGCGATCCGTCACCTGACTGACGAGGGCCGCGAGTACTGGTCGGCACGTGATCTCATGCCGCTGCTCGGATACGAGAAGTGGGAGCGGTTCGCCGACGCCATCAGCCGTGCCAAGCTTGCCGCCCGCAATGCTGGGTACGACGCAGCGCAAAACTTTCCCGCCTCCGGGAAAGTTTCTGGGAGCCGAGGACCGGCACAGGCTGACTACCACCTCTCCCGGTACGCCTGCTATCTCGTCGCACTCAATGGCGATCCACGCAAGCCTGAAATCGCAGCCGCGCAGACATACTTCGTCATCAAGACCCGTGAGGCCGAGACCGCCACGGCCGCGCCCGCGCTCACGGGCACCGACCTACTCGCCGCCGCCGTGCTCGAAGCCCAGCGGATGATCGAGGCCAAGGATGCTCGAATCGCCGAGCTGGAGCCCAAGGCCGACCTTGCAGATACATACCTCACTGCACAGGGTGGGTCCCGGTTGATCCGGGAAGCCGCCAAGCTGCTCGGCATGCGCGAGCGCGAGTTTCGCCAGTGGCTCCTGGATGAGCGGCTGATCTTCGCCAAACACGCTCCGTGCGGCGCGGTGCAGTACGACCACTACGCGCAGTTCACGCACTACTTCCAAGCGCACGAGCACGTCGTCGCGCACTCATGGGGCAGCTGTGCCCACTACACCTTGCGCATTCTGCCGCGAGGGATGGAACTCATCACCGCACGCTTGGGCCGAATCTCCAAGTAATCGCAAGTCCCACAACTGAATAAGTAAAGACGCTGGCGGTCCCGTCGCCAAACAGAAACCGCCAGCGTCCCCTACCAACCAATCCTACTGAGAGGACTTGGCATGCCCCAACATATCCGCAGGCGGTCGCACGGGCGCCGCCGACCCCGGCTGAGCAGCTACGACGCGATCACCGTTGTGCTAGCCGCTATCGCGGTGCTCGCCGCGATGCTGCTGGCCTCCCCGGACTCGCACGCCGACCCGGTGACCGATGACTTCGTGACGACGAGCGGCTGGCGCGTGTGCAACGAGCTGGACGCGCAGCCCAATTTCGACGGCATCCGGTACTCATATCGGGCACTGTCGGCGCGCGGCTACAGCCTCGATCAGTCGGCCCAAATCATCGCGGGCTCAGTGAAGGTGTGGTGCAAACGCCATGCGCCACTACTCAAGTCATACGCCGACACCTATGCTTCCGCGCCGCAGCAGAGCCAGGGGCGTGCGGCATGACCATCACCTTTGACCCCAACCCGACGTTCGACGAGCTCATGGCCGCGTTCGACAAGGCCGAGCAGAAGTGCTCCCCCAACGTCGCCAACAACGTCTTGGACCTGCAAATCGCTGACCTGTTCGAGAGATTGGGCAATCGCGGTATCGCCGTCCTGGTCGCCAATCAGAAGGCGTGGCGCGAGTCCGTCAAGGAGTCGGGTACAGACCCGCGATGCGCCTGGACCGCCGACGCTACCGCCGAGGTCGTGCTCGTCGAGTTCTTCACCGATCGCGACAACCGGGACAAAGCCAGCGCCGTGCTCAAGGCGGGTGCGTAATGCCCGAGGACACCACACACACTGCAACTGGCTATCTCGTGCTCGAAGCGGCACGTTCGGGCTGGCGGAAAGGGTATGACGGCCTCGGCATGATCGACCACATCAAGGTCGCCGCATACCGGGCCAATCGACCCTCCAAGCTGGAGCGTGACCAGATCGCCGTCAAGGTAGCGATCACCATCGACGACGCCGAATTCTCCCCTATTACAGCGACACTCGCGCTCACCCTCGACCCGTCGCGGGTCATCCATCCTGTTGTCGAGGATCTGGAGCCTGGCGAGTGAATCGGTACTACTGCCCCGTGTGTTGGGCCCGAGTAAAGCGCTCCAGCGGAGGCAATATCACGGGGCATTTCGACACAGTGACCAGGCCTTGCCCCGCTTCGGGATACCCGTTCTCCATTGCGTTGATAACCCAGCTCAACGGTGCCGGGTTGCGGCACACCATCAAGCGGATTCAAGAGCTACGAGAGGCGATTGCCGCATGACAACTACCGCCGAAATCCCAACCGCTGACGGCCTATACAGCGGTATTCCTGATGAGGTCTACCACGCCGACCGCACCAGCTTGTCGTCGTCGGGTGCTCGTGCACTGCTGGCGCCGTCCTCACCCGAGATCTTCCACTACCAGCAGCGGCAACCGCCAGAACCCAAGCCGCAATACGACTTCGGGCAGGTTGCCCACAAGTTCGTGCTGGGCGAAGGCGCCGATATCTGCGAGCTAGATCCGGCCGTTCACGGGCTGAACAAGGATGGCTCCCCCGCCAAGTCGCCCACCGCCACCGCGATGTGGCAGGCAGCAGCCGAGGAAGCGCGCAAGGCCGGTCAGATCCCGATGCACATCGCCGAGGTGGCCAAGGCCAAAGCGATGGCGGCCAGGGTGCACGAGCACCCGCTCGCCGGGCCCCTACTAGCCGACGGGACACCGGAGCTGTCCGGGTACTGGCACGACCGGGAGACGGGCGTGCGCCTGAGGTTCCGGCCCGACTGGCTGCCCAACCCCGGCCGGGGACGGCTGATCGTCGTCGACTACAAGACCAGCGCCAGCGCCTACCCGGGCCACTTCGCCAAGGCCGCAGCCGAATACGGCTACCACCAGCAGGCGCCGTGGTATCTGGACGGCCTGGCCGCGTGCGAAATCGCCGACGACGCCGCGTTCCTGTTCGTCGTCCAGTCCAAAACGGCGCCCTACCCGATCACCGTGGTCGAGCTCAAGCCCGAAGACATCGACCTCGGCCGGCGCCGCAACCGCAAGGCCATCGACCTGTACGCCCAATGCGTCGCCGATGACCACTGGCCCGGCTACGGCGACCACGTGCACTCGGTGTCGCTCCCCAGTTACGCCACCTACCAGCAAGAAGGAGAACTCGATCAGTGACCGTCACCCCCTACCAGCCCATCTCGCCCGCACCGCGCACGGCAGTCAGCCAGGCCACCTCAGTCGAACAGTCGCGCGCCGTCGCCGAGGTCCAATCCGCCGTCATCGTGGCCCAGCAGATCCCGCGTGACATGCAGCGCGCCGAAGCGGAGATGCGCGATACGTGCAATCGATCCGCGATGGCGAAACAGGCCTTCTACCAAGTGCCGAACCGAGGCAACGGCGCATCGGTGCACCTCATGCGCGAACTCGCGCGAGTCTGGGGCAACGTGCAGTACGGCGTCAACGAGCTGCACCGCGACGACTCCCGGGGCGAGTCGGAGGTTCAGGCGTGGGCGTGGGATGTGCAGACCAACACCCGCTCTACGCGCACCTTCATCGTCCCTCATGCCCGCATGTCAAAGGGGCGCCGCCAAGAACTCACCGACCTTGGTGACATCACGAACAACAACAACAATGCGGGCGCTCGCGCTGTCCGCGAGTGCATCAACGCCATCTTGCCCAAGTGGTTTACCGAAGCGGCACAGGACATCTGCAAGGCGACGCTGGAGAACGGCGAGGGCGTGCCCTTGCCCAAACGCATCGAGGACATGATCGCCGGATTCCGTGCCATCGGCGTCTCCCAGGCGCAATTGGAGACCAAGATCGGCAAGAAGCGTGGCGCCTGGGATGCGGGCGATGTCGCACAGATGGGCATCACCTACACCTCGATCACCCGCGATGGCTACGACAAGGCCGAGATGTTCCCGCCGGTCGCAGGAGTGACAACCGACGAGATCAAGGCCAAGGCCCCGGACAAACCGAAGAACGAAGCGGTACCAACGCCTGAGCAGGCACCACGCCCGGAGAAGGTCGAGGAAGCACCCGAGGCCAACCCCGCTGAATACAACTCGCGCGGTGAGTTTCTGGCCACCAAAAAGACCATCGGCACCATCCGCGGGCTGCTCGGCAACGCGGGCTATTCCCTGCGCGGCGATGCGGCCACCGTCAAGACGCTCACCTATCTGGCCACTGTCGTCGGCCGCGAAATCGCCGATATCAACGACCTATCCGAAGCCGAGGCCGAGGTAGTGACCGACGTTCTGAACCAACCCACCACAACAGAAGGGAATGAATAACCATGTCCGACAACGACACCGAGAAGAAAGAGGAAGGCACCGAACTCGCGCCCGGCGACATCACCGAGTTCATCGTCGTATTCACTCAGCTCAACAAGGGCCGCACTCAGCTCGAAGCAACCAAGGCTCTGCACGAGGTCGTCGAGGCCGCGATGGCCACCGGCAAGAAGACCGGCACCGTCACGATCAAGATCAAGGTCGAGCCGCTGGAGTCCGGCGCAGTCAGCCTCGTGCCCGATGTCACCAGCAACCCCGCCAAGGACCCGGCCGGAACGATTTTCTTCGCCGACGGCGAGGGCGGCCTATCCCGCGACAACGCCAGCATGCACTACGGCCTCAGGTAACCCAACCCACCCGAAGGAGTAACACCCATGTCCGACAACACCATTGCACTACCAAAGCACGACGCCGATCTGATCGACGAGCCCGACGCCGACACCCCGCTGTACCTCGTCACCGCCAACGGCGAGAACGGCCTTCAGACCGAGGTTGTCGACATACGGGGCAAGGTACCCGCCGCGTTCCCGCCGCGCGCACCTGAGCGCCGAACCGTCACCGACACAGCCTCATTCCTTGCCGAGGTCACGCGCCGGCCACTACTCCAAGGCCTCTCGACCGTCTGGGGGAACCGCGACAAGGGCCAGGTCAGCGTGATCTACAACGAACTCGGCGCGGACGCGACGGCGGACTACACCCGCCGAAACGATCTGCTCACTCTTCAGTTCGTCGCGGACCCGGACTGGGCGACCCTATTTAAGGCCGCTGACGGCGAGTACCACGGCCAGGAGAAGTTTGGCGATTTAATCGAGCAGGCCGGACACCTGATCACCAGCCATCCGGCCGCCGAGGTCGTTGAAATCGTCGACAGCATCCAGTCATCCAGCAATGGGTCATTCAAGTCTCAGATCAAGCGCGACACCGGAAGTCAGCACCTCACCTACAGCGAGGAAGTCACCGCATCGGCGGGCACCGCCACCCGGCCACTTGAAGTACCGCGCGAGATCACGCTCGCTGCGCGGCCGTTCGAGGACTACCCGCTGATCGAGGTGACGTGCTGGCTGCGCCTGCGCGTGAGCCAGGGGCAGCTGTTCCTGGGGTTGTTCCCCAAGCCGTATGAGCACTTGGTGCGCGATGCATGGACGCACGTAACCGGCGAGTTGTCCGAAGCACTCGGGGTGCCCGTCTACGCCGCCAACCTCGGCAAGTAAGGGGACCAACGATGCCAGTATCCATGTGGTTCTTCCTGATCTTGGTCGTCCTCGCCGTGATCGCGGTGATTGTCGGGCTGTTCATGCAGCGCGGCGACGACAAACGAATCTGTTTCGGCGGCGCGGGTGTGGTGTTCCTGTTCGCGCTGGTTTTCCTGGTGTTCGCCTCGACCACCGTGGTCGGCACTCGCCAGATCGGTATCGAGACGACGTTCAGCCGTCCGACCGGCACCACGCTGACCAACGGTCTGCACCTCAAGGCGCCATGGACGGAGGTCACCGAGATGGATGGCGCCGTGCAGATCGACCAGCACACAGGCGATCACCGAATCAAGGTACGACTGGGCAACAGCTCCACCGCGGACGCCGATGTCTCGGTGCGCTGGCAGATCAAGCCGGACGCCACGCCCGATCTGTTCGTGCAGTACAAGACGTTCGACAACGTGCGGTCCAACCTGGTCACCCGGAATCTGCAAGTCGCGCTCAATGAGGTGTTCGCCTCATTCGATCCGTTGGCGCCGCAGAACCTCGACCGCTCGCCGCTGCCCGAACTCTCGGAGAAGGCGAAGGTGATCCTGGCCGCCAAGGTCGGCGATCAAGTCGAAATCTTGGACGTGGCCGTGCCGACCATCGACTACGACGACGGCACCGAGCAGAAGATCAACCAGCTCAACCAGGAACGCGCCGCGACGGCTGTGGCCGAGCAGGCCAAGAAAACGGCCGTGGAGCAGGCCAAGGCCAACGGCGAGCTGGCGGGCTCGGTCTCACATGACCCCAACGTCCTGGTCTCCAAGTGCCTGGACATCGCCCGTGAGAAGGGCCTGGCGCTGCTGTGCTGGCCCACCCCCGTCATGCCCACCATCCCCACCAAGTAGAGGAGACCTGATGTCCCGCAACCTCATCGTCGTAGACCTGGAAACAACCGGCCTCGGCCCGCAGTGCGCGCCGATCGAGGTTGCGGCCATCAACGTCGACACCGGAGAAACACTCGAATTCGTGCCGTACGTCGACCTGTCCAAGGTCTCGATCGAGCCCCAGGCTTTCGCCATCAACCGCTATTTCGAACGCGGTGTGTATGACGTAATGCTCAATCCCGACGACACCATCACAGCGTGGAATGACCTCGCCGACATCCTGAGCGGCAACACCTTTGCCGGATCGAACCCGACATTCGACGCAGCCATGGTCGCACGCAAGGTTGGCACGCACTGGCATTACCGCCTGGCCGACCTCGCCGCCTATGCTGCCCCGGCTCTCGGGCGTGATCCGTCCGAGCTGCCGGGGCTGGCCGACGTGCTCGCCGCCCTCAAGATCGAGAACCGTTGCCCACATTCGGCCCTCGGCGACGCCGAGGCCACTGCCAAAGCATTCGTGAAGCTGCGCGATTTCTACGCGGATGTGACCCTATGACCGCCCCGTCCATCTCCCGTCGCTACATCGACGCCACCCCCGTGCGCGAGCACCTGGAGAAGCTGCAGGCAATCGGCTGGACCATCAACGCTATCGCGGCCGCCAACGGCCACCCGGGGAAGCTCGTCACTACTCTGCGCCAGATCCTTCGCGGCCAACAAACCTGTGCCCCATCCACCCGCGACTATGTGATGTGGATGGACCCCGAACTGCCTCCCGAGACCGGAAAACCGTTCGTACTCAAATGGTCCGAATACGTGTACATCGGCGTACCCGACCATGCGGCTGCGCGCGAAATGGGCATCACCTACAACTCCATGTCGGAACAGCTACGGCGCAACGGTTTCCAGCCATCTGCACTGCTGTATGAGCTGGCCCGCGAGGAACGCGAGAAAGCCAAGGCCGCCGCATGACACTGACCGAAGATCAACGCTGGCTGCTCTGGACCGTCGGCCTGAACATCGGCCGCGCCTTGCTATCCGATGAGGGCTTACAGAGTCACATGTCTAGGCGGGGCGGGTATCTAGGTTCGCCGCGCGACGGCGCTCCGGAGTGGATGAACAGCTACGAGACCCACAACAACAAGATCACGAGCCCGATGAGCGGTGACGTGCGAGTCACGGTGACAGCCAGCCAGATTCGGGCGTTCCGCAAGACAATTCCCGCCGATCTACTCAGCGAGCTAGCCACGATCGACAAAGCCGAACTCGACGAACACCGGCGCACCGCGATGTGGTGCCGCTGCCACTGGACCTACGACGGCGAGGCCCGGACGCACACGGACTTTATGCAGCGCGAGTACTACCACCCCAGCGAGGATGAAGACGAAGCGCATATGGACCTTGTGCACAGCCTGCGCGACCGCGAATGGGACTGCCTGGCGGCAATCCTTGGCGTCGGCGCCGAGCCCATCGGACAGCTGGAGCTGTTCGGAGTCAGCGCATGATCACGCCCTACTACCAAGACGAATCGGTCAGCCTGCACCACGGCGACGCCCTCGACGTGGCCAAGGCACTGCCCGCCGGCGGGGCCGATTGCATCGTCACCAGCCCGCCCTACTTCGGCCTTCGCGACTACGGCGAGCCCGGCCAGTATGGGCTGGAGGACTCGCCAGCCCAGTACGTCGAGAACATGCGCGCGCTGTTCGCCGAGCTGCGCCGCGTGCTCGCCGACGACGGAACACTCTGGCTCAACCTTGGTGACAGCTACTACAGCGGACGGGGCAACCCTGGCCCCAACGCCGACGACCGTAAGAGCGTCGCACGGCGCGGCTGGGTACGGGCTGTAGACCGCCCCGGACAGACATGGGCGAAACCCAAAGACCTGCTCGGCATCCCGTGGAGCGTCGCATTCGCGCTGCGCGATGACGGCTGGTATCTGCGTAACGACAACATCTGGAACAAGCCGAATCCCATGCCCGAGAGTGTCAATGACCGCTTTTCGAGCAAGCACGAGTACGTGTTCATGCTGACGAAATCCCGTCGCTACTGGTTCGACCTCGACGCGGTCAGGGAGCAATACGAGGGCGACCGTGATGCTTCCCGGCGCTCACGATCGGGTAACACCAACAAGGCCAACAGCGTCACCACCCCGTGGGTTCCACCCGAGTCGCGTCCGACAGCATGGAATAACCAGTCGAATATGGGTGCCACTGGGAGCCAGCACACTTGGGCCAACAAGGGTGGCCGGAACCCTGGCGACGTGTGGACTATTCCGACCCAACCGTTCTCTGGCGCCCATTTCGCCGTCATGGCCTCCAAGCTGGCACACCGTTGCATCGCCGCTGGATGCAAACCCGGTGGCACCGTGCTCGACCCGTTCAGTGGTTCCGGTACAACAGGAATGGTCGCCCAACGCCTCGGCCGCAAGTACATCGGCATCGAACTCAATCGCGACTACCTAGACCTGTCGCTGCGCACCCGCCTGCAGGCCGCCCCGCTCGATTTCGAGGCGGGCGCATGAAGCACGCGTTTTGCGACAGGTGCGGGCGCTACTGCATCGTGCGCAACCACCGCGATTGCGTGTGCCATGAGTGCGAGCTTGGCATGAATTCCATCGCGGCGATGCTCAAACCGCGCTGGGCACGACCGATGACCAGCAGCGAGATCCAGCTCGCCCATACCTGGCTGATGATCGAGCTCGGCTCGAAAGTGAGTGTGTGATGACCCGCACCCCCGAGAGCACCAAGGCATACCAGGCCGGTCTATGCGTGGACTGCAAGGCCGAGCCGCACAGCCCCGGTCGGCCGAGGTGCGAGAAGTGCCATACGAAATTCAGAAGGGGTGAGTGATGCCGGAATTGTCTTTGTGCCCCATCACGTTCGCCGAGGCGTGCGCGTTTGTGTACGGCCACCATCGGCATCATCCGGCCCCGACCGGTCACAAGTTCAGCGTTGCGGTATCCGACTCGACGCGGATCGTGGGTGTGGCCATGGTTGGCCGACCCGTCGCCCCGGCATTCGATGACGGACTGACTCTGGAGGTCAACCGCAGTTGCACAGACGGCACCCATAACGCCAACTCGATGCTGTACGGCGCTGCCTGGCGGGCAGCCAAGGCAATGGGCTATCGCAGACTCGTCACCTACACCCTTGCAAGCGAATCCGGCGCATCGCTGCGCGCGGCTGGGTGGCGTGTGGTGGCACGGAGACCGCCGCGCAAGGGCTGGGACATGCCCGGGCGCCCACGCGTCGACACGACACGGCACAGCGTGCAGCGGACGTTATGGGAGGCGGTCTGATGCCCATCCGCCCCGAGAACCGCGACCGCTACCCCAAGGACTGGCCCGAGATCTCGCGCCGTATCCGGCTCGTCCGCGCACAAAGCCAGTGCGAGTGCGTCGGCGAATGCGGGCCGCAACACACACCGAGGCCGCTGCCCGAACCGGCAAGGGCTGCGCGCATACGGCACAGGCAGCCGTGTCATCCTCACCGTCGCGCACCTGAACCACACACCCGAGGACTGCCGCGACGAGAACCTGCGTGCGATGTGCCAGGGGTGCCACCTGCACTACGACGCCGAGCACCACGCGCAGACCCGCCAGCGGACGCGTACGGCAGCTCTTGAGGCACAGATGGACCCGATGTTCGGCCCCGAGATTTTGGGGTGAGAAGGAGTGCCGAACGTGCCGCAGTCTGAATACATGCACGCGAATCAGAGAAAGGAACACCGTGGCTAACTCGGCCGGAATGCTCAAGGAATCAATCTGGCGCGACGGCCATTTCCGAGCGCTCACACGCACCGCGCAATGCACCTACGCGCAGCTGCTCAGTCAAAAGGATCTCGACCGCGCCGGGATGCAACCGCTTCAAATCACCAAGTGGGCCAAGGGGTGCAACGAGATGTCCGTCGAAGACCTACAGGCCGACCTCGACGAGCTGGAGCGTGAACGGTTCGTGTTCTACGACGAGGACACTGACGAACTGTTCGTGCGCGCCTACATGCGTACCACCGAGGTCACGCGGTATCCGCAGTACCTCAAGAGCGCCTTGAAATGCGCCGTCATGGTGGCCTCGCCCAAGCTGCGCCATGAGCTGGCGGTCGAGCTACGTCGCCTGCGCAAGCCCGAGGCGACCAAGGTCGCCGATGAGATTGACCCGTCTGACCCTGACCCCGATGACACCGTGACGGAACCGTGCGAGAACGCTGACGGCACCGTGCCCGAAGGGTGCGAGAACCCTGCCGGAACTGTGAACCCTGACGGCACCGTGCCCGAACCCTCTAGGGAAAGGGTAAGGGTAGGGGTAAGGGAACTTACGTTGGTAAGTACTCAAGTTGGGGAGCGCTGCGCGCCGCCCCCCGAGTTCTGCCCCAAGCATCCTGGCGGCACCGAGGACCCGTGCCGCGCCTGCCAGCGCTACCGGGAGCAGTACTCCCAGTGGGCCGCAGACGACGCGGCTCTCGCCGCCGTCGAGCAGCGCGCACAACACCGGGGCGAGCGAGATGCCAAGCGCCAGGCCATCGCCGCGTGCCGCCTGTGCGACCAGGACGGCTACAACGGCCTCTCCGTCTGTGATCACGTCGACCGCTCGGCCACCGCCAGAGCCGGACTCGCCAGAGCCCGCGCAGCGCTCGAAAATCCCCCCGCCGCGACCGGATAGTCCCGAACGGCCCGAAAACCCGCCAGCGACGACCACAGCCCCAGGAATCGATATGCGAACGGAGACACGATGACCCAGAAAACAGGCCCCGAGCGGTTTACCTGCCCCGGGCTGACCGACGGCGCTCGCGTGGCCGTGCAGCTCGACGACGGCACGCTGATCGAGGGGTACTGGTACGACGACGCGGTACACGACGAGCCCGTTCGAGCCGGGGGTGCTCCGATGAGGCGCTCATTGGCCGGCCAATGGTGAAGGCCTCGCGCGGGATCTCTTGGCGCACACGCCAGCTGTGCTCGGAGTCCGACGAGCATCACGAGCGTGTGTGGTTCTGCATGACCTGCAAGGCACTAGAACAGCGACTCGCCCCGGTATCCGAAACGCTCGCCGAACTGCTCCAAAGCGCCGACCTGTCCGTGACGATCACCAGGTGGCCTCGATGAGCCCAATGCGGCACGGCGACGCTGAGCGGATAGCCGAGCTCTGCGCCGACGCTGGCAAGCCGCTGCAGCCCTGGCAGCACGGCCTACTCCAGCAGATCGAACAGCGTGATATCGATGTCCAATTCGCCAAGATGGTAAGGGGATTCAACTGTTGACCAAGTGCAAGCGGTGCGAACGCGCAACCGATCTGTTCGTGTGCAAGGCCTGCATCGCGGAGCTGCGCAAGCGCCTGGCCGACCTGCCGTGGTGGATCGACCGACTCACCGAGACCGCAGTCGGACAGGCGAACCTGGGCGACGGTGCGCGCAAGGGCGAGCGCCGCGACGTGTTGCACGGCGACGACACGCTCGTGAGCCACGTCGAGCCGTTCCCTCGCGACAAGGACACCACCCCGACCGCCAGGGACCACCGGGACCGACACCAGGCGGCACTGTGGCATGCCTTGGCACTCGGCCGGGTCAACGGACGCGCCAGCGACGAACTCGACCGAATCCGCAACGCGCTGGCGACGACCATCCGCGACATGTGCGAGACGCGCGGGCTCGACGTGCCCGAGTTCCGCACCCGGCCAAGGCCTCTGCCAATGGTCGTCATCGAATCGGATGCACAGCGGCCGGCAGATCGGTTCAGCCTGGATTCGGCACCGCCGGCCCGGGCGGGCTCGTGTCGACGATGCTTTATCACGATGCCCGCCTCGGCGGCCGGGCCACTGTGCGACGACTGCGACGGCGCCCCGGAGACGCGCGCACTCGACCAGTTTTCCGCGGAAAACTGGCGCGTCATCTACGCAGGAAGGCGCGGCGACGAGACGCATTCGATCGCGACGACGGCGCGCATGGCCAAGTGGCTGCACCGGCACGCGGCCAATATCGCGCTCCAGGAGAACGGCGCCGAGATCTGCGACGAGATCGAGCAGGTGTACCGGTCAATTACACGCGTGGTGAACCGCCCACCCGAGCCCATGATCATCGGGCCGTGCATCACCGACCCGGCACCCAACGAGGTGCTGACCGAGCGGGGCCGCAAGGGCGACAACTCAACCCGGTGCGGGTACGCGCTCATGGCACCGAGCCACAGCGGCTCAATCGTGTGCCCGCAGTGCGGTACCGCGCATTCGGTGGCCGACGTGCTGGCCCGTAACCTCGGCGAGCTCGACGACCGCAATGCGACCGTGCGCGAGCTCGTCGACGTGATACTCCCCCGCCTCGACGAGCACGTACCGCAGTCGACCATCGAGCGCTGGATTCGGCGCGGCTGGGTACCGGTACGCGGCCGGGACGCCCACGGGCACCAGATGGTTCGCATTGGCGATGTGCGCGCGGTGCGAGCAGAGCGGCCCAGGAACGCGCCAAGACGTGAACACGCAGCAGACATGAGCTGTAGATCCAGCAACCTTTGATGGGAGGCGCGAATCACCTTCACCGCATTCGCCAGCCATGTAACAATCGGTCAGTGATTGAGCTATGGGGAACCCGCTATGCCGCCGGAAATGGCATATCCAGAGCAATGCGAATTCTATGCAAGGCAACCTTACTTCAATATGTTGTATTGCTCCTTTCCTTTGCTTTTATAATCTTTGACGACAAGAGCATCGGAATTCGGTACTCCGACATCGCAAGTGTGCTGTTCTTGGTATTCATAGTACTGTTGTATTTCTGTGGACTGTTGGCGGCAATCCTGGCAGGGCTCCTCGATGGCACTCAGAAGCAACGCCCCAAAAACTGGGAGCGGCAAAGCTTATTGAAGCAACTGCGAAATCCGACTTCCCCCGGATTTTTACTGTTTGTAGCTATGTCTCCCATCCTCCCAATGGTCGTAATAGTCGCGTCAGCGGGTATATACCGGCTATTAGATTTTCCTGCCGCAATTCTGAATGTTGTAACTCTGTTGGTCGCACTGGCTACTGGATACGCGCACACCAAATTCTTCTATGGAGTGTCGGGCCATATGTCCAGAGAGGTGGCCAAAGGCAAGGATCTTTTTCGGGGATTCGACTGGTCTCTTGTCAACACCAACGGTCGGAAGCGATTCCGCGATCGATACAGGAATGACTACTGGAAATACCCTGATGATGCGATCAGGGATGCCGAGGTTGATCTATATATTCAGCGTGCTCGGGCAATGCACTCCCTCGTTCTTATTCTGAACACTGTGACTTCCCTCTTGATTACATTTGTGATCGCAGACTTGTTCAAGAGGACGGTTGCTCAATGGGCACAGCCATCGACCGGGCAGAACATGCTCACCGCCGTAGCGATGACGACAGCGTTAGGCGTGTTGCTTCTGTTGTTCTTCGTGCCGTTGTACCTGCAGCGCAGGGCCAGCCTGTACGAGGACCTGCGGAAGGAATATGAGAAGTATCTGGAGAAGGGCGGCACTAGCTCTTCGAAGCGGCTCCCCGGAGTGCGTGTCGTCAACGGGCCCCGGCCATTCGGCCCTCGACACCCCAGGAGAACTCAACCGGCCAATGTCGGGCCTCCGGCGTAGAACTTGCACATGGCACGCCCACCGCGCGATCGGTTCCCCAACGCGTACGTCGGCGATCTCGTGCCCAACGGCAATCAGGCGTCGCGGTACTTGTATCGCAGCGCACGCACCGCGCTGTGGGTTCGCCCCAAGCGCTGGGCGGCCTCAATCACGGTCAGCCTGCGGTCTAGCGCAATCTCGATATCGCTGTCGGTCCAGGGTGCCTTGTAGTTGACCGCCGTGTGCCGGGTGGTCTCTTGTCGTCGCAGCCGCTCGGCCTCGGCCGCATCCCGGCACCGCGGACATAGGCATCCGTATCGGCTTACGCCCGTGTTGGTTCCGTGCAGATGATCAGGGACCTTGCCCTGCAAGCGCCCCAGCCACCGCGCACGAGCCACAGTCACCGAGTTGATCGAACGCCCCAACTCGGCGGCAATCTCCGTGGGCGTGCGGGACTCATCGGCCAGAACAGCGATCTCATCCTCAGTCCAGAGGCGCTGCCGTATCGGCTCCGCTCGCGACTCGCGCGCCGGGATCAAACCCGAGGCCTTTTGGCGCTGCAGGTCTCGAATGTGCTTGATCGCCCTAAAGGAACGTCCCAACCGGCGGGCCGCTTCGGCGCGGGGAATCGACCGGTCTAGCGCGACCGCGATCTCCTGTGGTGTCCATGAGCCGTAGCAGGCGATGTCGGTCTCGGCCACCCGCTCTAGCTCGGCAGCGCGACCACGTTTCTGGGCGAGCAGTTGCTCAATATCGCGTCCCCGGTACCGCTTTCGGGTCTTCTCCACCTGTAGCCGTGTGCGGCCCAGCCTTTGGCCAGCCTGCGCGCAGGACAGCGACCGATCCAATGCCACCGCCAACTCATCGGCGGTCCACCGCCGTTGAGCTACACCATCAGCCACACATGACAGGCTACTTCTGCGTCTCCGTGCACACCGTGAACCGGCGCACCGGGTGCGGAAAACCACCGGTCGGACAATCAGCGTTCGTCGTCGTGTTCAAGACAAGGTTCAGCGGCTTCTCACGTTTTGGCTTCGACGCGTCATCACAGGCCGCACGAACCGCTGTCACTTTCCCGATGCTCAGACAGTCGTTCGCGCTCCACGCGTAATCCAGACAAGCCGTGAACTCACCTTCATCTGGATACATATAGAACTTGTGATCCACATCTGCTGGGCACTCGGCAGGCGTCGGAACACGCTGAATCACCCTGTAACCGTTGGACGGCGAACCACAATCCACCACCTTTAGCTTCGCCGCCGTACTAGGCCCATCCAAACTCACACACGCACCCACCGGCGCAATAGAAGCACCCGGTATCCCAGGCGCCTGCTCCGGAAACTGGCCGGGGATTTGATCGAATGCCTGCTGCGGAGTGGCTTTAGGGGTCACGGCGGGCGAATCCGCCCCGTTGCATGCCGCGGTTGCAGCGGCTACAGCTAATACCGCACAAGCCAGCTTAATCGCCACTATGTCCCGACCTGCCCAGCTTCCGGTACAGGTAGACCACGTACCCCAAACCGTAGATACCGACGACTCCCTCGGCGAGCACGAGATAAAGACCCGCCTGCGAAACTGCCCCGATGATCGATCCAGCTATCAAAAGAATAGACCCCACCGCTATTAAGGCGATCACAAGTCTCGGGTTCGACCTCATTGTTCTCATCCGCCCTTCCAATACGCCAATTACCTATTCGCGCAATCGATTCCGTTGATCACAGCGCCAGTAGTGACGACTCCACCACCGAGGATTGTCAGGCCCGTCGCCACCGCAGGCACCCCGATGGCCGCACCCGCCCCAGTCAACGATATTAGTCCCCCAGCTGCGACTAACAGACCACCCACAATTCCCATACCGATGTTCATCTTTTCACCGGTCGTGCACTGATTTTGTTCATGCTGCTGTTGTTCCAGCTGTTCAATCTTTTTGTCCTGCTCGGCGATCTTCTCGTCTTTCGCCCTGTTGGCCTTTTCCAGATCCTCGATCCTCTGCTCCAGGCTCGGTTTCTCCGTAGTGTTCGGCGGACAGGCACCGTCACACGGCGACGGCGTGGGTGTCGGGTCCAGCCAGGGATCGAACCAAGCAGGGCTACGGCCGCCGCCACCGGCCACAGTTCCGCCGACGCTCACCAACGCTGCGGCTGGGGTGTTGCCCATTTGCAGCATGGCGGCTTGGCACTTCTGCTGCTTCTGGTCAAGCTGCTGCGTGGTGTCGTCCTGCTTGTTCTGCGGCTGCTGAGTCTGCGTCGGCGCCTGGCTCGGCTGCTGCTGTTGCGGCTGTTGGCCTTGCTGTGGCGACTGTTGTTGCGGTGCCTGGTAATCAGGATTCGCCTTGCCCGGCCCTTGCGTGTACGGCGTCGCGTTCTGGTAGTCCGGGATCTGCGTGCCATGAGCGGGCTGTTGCGCCTGCTGCGGCTGCTGCCCGGCTTGCTGACCTGGAACCTGTTGCGCGCCAGGCGATCCCGTGTTGTAGATTGAGATTCCGGAGTTCTGATCCATCGGCGGCTGATTGTTGCCGCCCTGGTAATCGGGCATTGAGCTGGGCATTTGCGGCGGCTGGAACTGCTGGCCCCCGTCCATGCCCGGCCCGCCGGTAGGTCCGCCTGGCCCTGTTGGATCGGCGGCTACGGTCGCGACCGCCGAGAATCCGCTACCGGGAAGTGTGTGGTCATCGACAACCTTCGCTCCACCGACAGCCAAAGCGACAATTGCCACCAGCGCCGAGGCTCGCCGCAAACCCGCTGGCATCGTCCAACGCTCCTTCATGACCATGAATACAACCGCCCCTTTCAGCCGACGCTGAACGCGCCCCTGGGCAGATCATTACACACAGATGGTTGCCATGTCGAGAAAACCCCAGCTATTGAGTTAGCCACTTCAGCACGGGCTTGCATCTCCGCTGGTAGACACAGCATGAAGACCCTCGCGCGGTACCACGATCTTGGAGCAACATCGACCATGGGACGCCACGTCTCGGTCGGTGGGTCGGCCCGTGTTCGCCAGATCTCCATATCCTGACCGCGATCTGGCCGTCATGTCGGACTCTCGGCGTAGAACTGGCGAATGGACGCACGGAAGGCCATTCGTGAGGTCATCGAGAGCATCCCGAACCTATTCGGGATAACCCGAGGTGTGACGATCGGCGCCCAAGGTCAGACCGAGACCGTTCTCTACACGCAGGCGCAGGTCGCCGACATCATCGCCTCGATACTGCCCGACGCCCTCAAGACCAAGGGGCATGTGGTGATCGCACTACCTGCAATCGAGACCGACAGTGCTGGCCGTCGCTACATTCCGGTGCCGATCACCGCGCGTCCATGGGCCGAAGGCGAAGTGCGAATCTCACCGCCTGGTGACGAGGTGGCCATTGCCAATACACCGCCCGTACTGCCCATGCAGGACGTTCCAGCTCTGGCTGCGGCGCTGATGGCTGCTCGCACTACCTGGCGTCCCAGCTCGCAGGAACGGACATAGCAACGAAACGCCGCTGAATTGAGCAGCAAATTACAGCGCTGTAATTTGCTAAGGTCGGCGCGCCTGTCGTGTCGTTGGGCAAATTTGCCTGCCGCCGTGTTTAGGCTCGTGCCATGAAAAAATACGGGGGGTCTATTACCTGGATCCAGATCATCTTGCTAACCGCCACTGCATTGGTTGCACCGCCACATGCACGTGCCGACACAGACGCCTATTGGGCATGGCCGGGGATGCGGTTCGACGTGTACGCGGACCACTCTTGGTCCTCATGCAGCGTCGGGTTCCCGGCCTGGGACAGCGCAGGCAAGCGGTACTTCATCACCGCAGGCCACTGCTTCCGCGATGACGACGGCAGCCATTACGTCGATGAGAACGACGCAGGCATGGACATCTACTCACCCAGTGACCACAGCACGCCAGTCGGTTACGAGCGCAGCCATGCCGTTGCCGGTAACGGCTGGTACACCGACGTATCACTAGTCGAGATGTACCCAGGGGAAAAGCTGCACGGCGACGGGTGGAATGACCTCCCAAGCAACGCCACCACGGCCGATGTTGGCGATTCGGTGTGTCTCGCCGGCTACCAACACGAGAAGACGAACTGTGGAACGGTAACCGAGACCGATGCAACGATCATCGAAGACGGATACCCGTGGAAAACGTCGGTCACCCGCACCTCCTATTGCTCGCACCACGGCGACAGCGGCGGAGCCGTCTACAACCGCTACGGAGCCTTGGGCATCAACGTCACCGGCAGCGAGGAACACAACGAACCGGGCACGCCGGGAGCCTGCCGAAGCTCGTACATTCCCATCACCACTGCGCTGCGGCTGTTCCGCAAGTCTCACCCTTCTCTGACGATCTGAACCATCTGACGACCGAGGCTCACGGAGACACGCGAGGGCAGATAGCCCAGCTTGACCTGCGCGTATGGCAAAATGAGTCTCAACATGTCGGTGGGATAACTATGTCCGCCGCATGAAAACCCTGGCCTAGCTGGGGTTTTCGTCACTACTCCTGGGCTTCGGCCCTATGGTTCCGACTTCAATGAGTATCTCGCCTGCCTTGTTGACGACCCTGAACTCGTCGAATCGCGGTAGGCACACAACGATGCCGCGATCAGAGTAAGCGATTACCTCCGGTACACCATCTCGAGTGATCATCGGCCTACTAGGTAACACGTACTCGATGAGCGCATCGTCGCCGCTAGGAAGCTGAACATGGTCACCTATCGGTTCTATCGCTAGTTCCCAGCTGGAGTCGGATTGACTCTTCACGCGAATCCGCCCAGTAGGTTTGCCGTCAAAGATTCCTGTGGCGTCCCCGGCCTCCGACTCGGATCCCAGGGCGGCATTTGAAACGTCACGGCGCCGACGATCTAGCACCCAGCGCCCGACGCCGCGGGCCGATTGCCAACCGAGATAGCCAAACACCACCACAACCGGCGTCAGTGCCATCAGCCCAATGCTCACTGCAACCCCTCCCTTGCACATGACCACTAATTTGCTGACTTTCTTCTCACTATGCACTGGCCAGTTCATTTACGCCAGGCTGCCAGTCGCCAGAGCGACCCCGCCATAACGCTGGCAGCCTCCAAAGGAGGGCACACGTGCTATGAACCAATCGCTGGTCGACTTGCTAACTCGCACGTTCGCGGCCGGCGCTCTACCGCACCCCGGCGACGAGAAGTCGGGCCCGCGGGCGATCCCGATTCCCGGCTTCCGCTCCACCGGCATGCCTGAAGACCAAGCGCAGGAAATGATCGGCCAGGCCGCAAAGCTGTGGGCCGAGGCCCTTGGGTCGGTCATCGACGGCGAATTCGACGTACTCACCAAAGCCGATGCGGCACAGCTGCGCCAGGACGCCGCAGAAGCGCCGGACGGCACCCGAATCGTCACGCTGTACGACCGCACCGACCACCAGCGCGCCACGCCCTTGTTGGTGCTGACGGTCGGCAAGACCGACGACGTGACGATCGATGCCCGCCAACTACGAAAGTTCCTAGCCCAATGAGCAATATCAAGATCACCGTCGACGGCAAGATCCTCATGGACACCGACCCAGGTAAGTGGCGTTCCACGCCGCCGGATATCCCCGACCTTAAGCGCCAATCCGGCGGGCAGGGTTGGGGTCTGGCCGCGATGGTCACTCTCGCGCAGGCAGGCACGCTGGCCGAGCTGGGCCAGCCCATTGGGGATACCACGATGACCATCACTACCCGCGCCAACGGCTGGACGCTGGATGTGGAGCAGGACGGCAGCGAGCCATCCGTCGCACCCGTCAAGGTCGCACCCGCACCTAAGGCACCGCCAGCGCGCGCCGAGGCCAAGCCGGACACCGCACATGCCGAGGCCCGGCCGTAAGGCCAGCACCACCGATCGCGGTCTGGGCTGGAAACACCAACAGCAAGCCGAAGGGCTGTTGCGCCGTCACGTCGACGGCACACTGTGCTGGTGGTGTGGCCTACCGATGTTCAAAGCGCCCTTGCTGGAGCGCAACTGGGACCGCAAACAGCTGGCCGCAGACCATAGTCAGGCTCGGGCATTCGGCGGACAACGCGCCGATCGCCTACTGCACGGCATCTGCAACAGTCAGCGCCAGGACGGCAGACATGACGCGCACAGACCTGCGGTGCTCGACGTTCATCCGTCGCAGTGGTCCGGTGCCCTTGCGTCACTGGGCATCACCACCGCGCCCGTCATCACTACCGACAACCTGGCGATGGACTGGTGACCTTATGTCAGACAGGACATGCTCAAACGAATGCGGAACCGTCTGCAACCGGCGCAACGATGCTAAGTACGTGCTCTTCGAGAGCCACCATACGACTATCGAAAATTAGCTTGTCCATGGGATGCGCAGCGTTTTTCTGCCAGCAAGCCACGTCTAGGAAACCCGTCAGTGCGTGCTCGATCTCCATGTGCTTCATGATGTGTTGCTCACTGAACTCAGGCGGCGCTTGAACATCAAGGATTGGCAAATCTTCCACCTCATCCAACGGCAACGGCTTGTTCAGTTGAATGTGATAATCGCCGAGTTTCACCGGCGCACGTGCCACAACACGAGACTGAACTACGTGCGGCGCAAGGACATGGCCGCGTCTGTGCCGATCGAGGCGTGCTAGTTCTTCGATCCACCACAGCGGGTGCGCACGCACGCTGAAAGACGTGTTGAACGGCTGAGTCTTTCGCAGCATGTCGAATGTGTCGCTGGAGATCGCGCCCAGTTGGGATCGATGCTTCGGATCGTCGTACTGCTCCGCAGTCTCCTTGATCGGAAAATAGATCCGCCATGCATTGGGTGGCGGATCTTCGCCGCTGTCCTTGACCGCGAGGTGGTAGGCGACGCCGTCCAGAGCGGCACGCAGCAAGTACAGCCACTCTCCGAACAACGTGCTCAGGCGCATCGGCATCGGCTCCAAGGTTTTCAGCACCAAGGTCCACTCGCCGTCAACCACACCGCGTACCAACTGGAACTGCCGTGGCTCGGACTTCATGTACGCCACGAACCCTCGAAGGATCTGGCCACGAACCTCACTTGCGCGCCTCACGCGATCCACGCAGACCTCGGCGCCCCAGACAGACAGATCGGCAGACATGCACGGATGCTAGCTCGATCTTCACGTCGGCAAAGAGGCTTTCCAGGACGCGGGCACGCGCCAAGCCCACCAACATCAGCAAACATACCGACCCTGCCAGCAAACACGACGGAGGTGTGAGGTCGTGGTGATCGCCAGCCGATGGGCCGAAAAGCCCCTGACCAGCACCGATGCACACGCCCGAAAGTGCCATAACCGCAGGTCAAAGCCCCTCCCCCTGAAATTATCCAGGTGGGGGGCCTTCCTGACCCCCGGAGGCTCCCGTCAGGTTTTTTTTGAACGCGGTGAGCGATGACAGCAGCCCCGAAACCGGCAAAGGCCACCGCTAACTCAGCAAAGACTTCAGCTAAGCGGGCAACGCGTCGGCAACCGGCCTCCGAGAAGACGGTCGGCCAGCGACTCATCGAAGAGTTGTCACAACCCGACGACCCCTATCCCTTGCGGCTCATCATCGAGCAGGCCGGATACGCCGCCGACTACCTCGCCCGGCTCAACGCTCTACTGGACGGCGACCGCGAGGCCTGGCTGCAGCTCAAGATCGGTGCCAAGACCGTCGAAGTGGTGGTGAACAACGTGCTGGTGCAGCAGCGCCAGCAGGCCGAGCAGATGCGCAAGCTGATCACCGAGGTCTATCGCCAGCGCGCCGCACTGCCGGATGATCCCGATGACGACGACGTGCTCGCCGGTATCTGACCTGGCACCGCGTGAGTGGCCAGAGTTCATCGGCTTGTGGCCACGCCTGAAGGGCAGTCAGACACCACGATTCGAGTCCCGACACCCCGGCGATGAATCATGGGGCGATCGGGCGGCGCGCTTGGGGTCGCGAATTGGCGTGCGCTGCATGCCCTGGCAGTGGCTCACCTTACGCGCGGTGCTCTCGCTACAGGAGCCCAACGAGTGGGGCGATCGCGTCTGGACGCACCGCGACGTGTGCATTGAGTGCCCACGTCAGAACGGCAAGACCCTGATCGTGGTGCTACGCATCATCTTCGGGATGCTGGTGCTCGGGGAGAAAATCGCCTACACCGCCCAGGAATGGGAGACGGCCAAGGACGTATTCGGCCGCTGCGTCGATGTCATCGACCGCATCCCGTCTCTCAAGAAACGCCTACGCTCCGAGCCAACTTCGGCGGGCAACCGCGGGCTGATCAAGCTCGGCAACGGCGAGGCCAAGTTCGGGCCGCGCACCGCCAAGTTCGGTCGCGGTCTTACCGAAGTGGATCTGCTGATACTCGACGAGGCCTACGACCTCACCGCGCAAGCCGAAGCGAGCTTGACCGGCGCGACCCGCGCCTCGACCAAGGCGACGGGGCCGCAGATCTGGTACGTCTCAACACCTCCGGTGGCCTCGGTACACCCCAACTGCCAGATCCTCACCGGGATGCACAACCTGGGCCACAAGCGGTCCCCGGATCTGTACTACGCCCTTTATGCGGTACCCGAGGGCACCGAGCTCGGCGATATCGGCGCGTACCGCCTGGCGCACCCCTCCCTGGGTGTCGTCGGCGATGAGCACGAGCTCGAAGCCAAACGGCGCAAGGCCCGCACCGCCGAACAGCGGGCGATCTTCACCGCCGACTACCTCGGGATCGGCGACTACCCGCCCGACGAGGACGAGGTTGGCTCGCCGATCCCGAACTGGAGCGACATGGCGAACGCCGACGCGAAGCTCACGGGAGCCCGCACCATCGCGGTGCGGCGATCCTGGAACCGTCAGGTGTGGTCAATTAGCGCCGCGCAGATGGCCGAAGACGGCAACATCCATGTCGAGGTGGCACCGCTGCGCACCGGTACGCACTCCGAGATCGCCGAGTATCTGGTCGCCAAGGTCACCGCGTGGAATCCGGTGGCGCTGGTGATCGACCGTAAGAACACCGCGCAGGTACTTGAACCGCTGCTCATCGCCGCCGGTATCGAGCCGCTGATGATCGGCACGTCCGAGATCGCGCAGTCCTGTAGCGGTTTCCTGGCAGACGCCGATGCCGTCAAGTTGTCGCACAGCGATCAAACAGTGCTCAACGACGAGGTGGCCACCGCCAGCATGCGCGAGCTGCCGGGCGGCGATTTCGTCTGGGCCGAGGAACCCAACGGCGCAGGCATGCCGCTGATGAACGTGTCCGTGGCGCACTGGGCCCTTCGCAAGTACGGAACCAAGGCGCCCGCCAAGACCGTCGGCGCCCGCACCGGGGCCGCACGAGAGCACCAATCACACCGGCATAGCGCCGATTTCGACGCGATGAGCGCCGCATTCTGAGAAAGGGGGCGAGCATGGCCGATCAGCAGGCACCGAAGAAGACCGCCGCCCCGCGTACCGAACAGGGGTACGTGCTCAGCTCGGCCGGCGCAACCGGGTGGGGTGGCCCTATCGATCAGTTCGAGCAGACCGCCGACCTGATTTGGCCGCTGTCGGTGTGGACCTACACGCGCATGGTCCGCGAGGACGCACGAATTGCCTCGGTACTCAGGGCTATTGGGCTGCCTATTCGGCGCACCGCGTGGCGTATCCGGCAGAACGGCGCCAGCGATGAGGTCACCGAGTTCATCGCCCGCAATCTGGGTCTGCCTATCGAGGGTGCCGCCGACGAGGGATCACCCCAGACGCGGACCCGTGGCCGGTTCTCGTGGGACAAGCACCTGCAGCAGGCTCTCATGGCTCTGCGCTACGGGCACTCGGTATTTGAGCAGGTCTACCGCATCGAAGGTGAGGGCGCTAACACCCGCGCGGTGCTGCGCAAGCTGGCTCCCCGCCCCCAGGCCACCATCTCGAAGTGGAACGTCGACCGCGACGGCGGTCTGGTCTCGATCGAGCAACAGCCCTCCAGCGCCTTCTCGATGACATCGAGCGGATTGGCGGTACCGGCTGGCGGGCTACTTAATTCGACCATCCCTGTCGACCGGCTCGTCGTATATGCACACGAACCCGATCCGGGTGTGTGGATCGGCAACAGCCTGCTACGGCCCGCCTACAAACACTGGAAGCTCAAAGACGAGCTGATGCGCATCGAGGCCGCCGCCGCCCGTCGCCACGGCATCGGCGTTCCCTGGATCAAGGGCAACGAGAACGACTCTCAAGACGAAGAGCGCATGGATGCGCTACTCGATATCGCCTCCAAGTACAGCGGTGGCGAGTCGGCAGGCTTGGCCCTTGCCGACGGCCAAGAGGCTGGGATCATGTCACCATCGGGCACCCCGATGGACCCCCGCCGTGCGATCGAATACCACGACCACCAAATGGCGCTGGTTGCGTTGGCGCACTTCCTGAATCTGGACAGCAAGGGCGGCTCCCATGCCCTGGCTAGCGTGCAGGCCGACACGTTCGTACAGTCGGTCCAGACGGAAGCCGAAGACGTACGCGATACCGCACAGGCGCACATCGTCGAGGATCTGGTCGACCTCAATTTCGGTGAGGACGAACCGGCCCCGCTGCTGGTGTTCGATGAGATCGGTTCGCGCCAGGACGCTACCGCCGCGGCGCTGCAAATGCTGGTCAACGCAGGACTGTTGACACCCGACGCCCGTCTTGAGGCCTTCATCCGCTCGGCGACTGGCCTACCCGGTCCCGATCCCAACGCGCCCGAGGGCCAACCGGAGCCCGCCGACGAATCCGCCGCCGCGCCCCGCAACAGCGGAGGGCCGGTGCGTGTGCGCACCCATACCCGAGCGCGCCCCGGCGGCGCCAGCACGGCCACGAGGAACGGAGACCCGACGCTGTGGTGACCAAGAATCTCACGGCGGGCCAACGGCCCCCGTGGTACAGCATCCGCAATGCTGCCAAGACCGATGACGGCCCGGCCGAGCTGCTGATCTACGACGAAATCGATTCGTGGTACGGCATTTCCGCCGAACAGTTCGCCCGGGATCTGGCCGCGATCGACAACGATGCCATCACGGTGCGCATCAACAGCCCCGGCGGCTCGGTGTTCGACGGCATCGCCATTCTCAACGCGCTACGTGATCACCCCGCCACGGTGACCGTCGTGGTCGACAGCCTCGCGGCCTCGATCGCCTCGGTGATCGCGATGGCGGGCGATGAGATCGTGATGAACCGCAACAGCCAGATGATGGTGCATAACGCCTGGGCGGTGTGTGTCGGAGATGCCCGCGCCATGGAGAAGAGCGCGGCGCGACTGGCCCAGCACAACAGCAACATTGCGCAGATCTACGCCGACCGAGCTGGCGGCACTGTCGAGGACTGGCTCGACGTGATGGCCGAGGAAACCTGGCTGCTCGCCGACGAAGCGGTCGAGGCCGGTTTGGCCGATCGTGTCGTCGAGCTACCCGAGCCTGACTCCAATTCGGCCGCCGCGCGTGCATCGGTGTTCGATCTGTCGGCGTTCCGCTATGCCGGACGCCAGTCCGCGCCTGCGCCACGAATTCCGCTGGTGCACAACAAGACCCCTCGGCCCGAGAAGGGCGAGGTCAACAGAGGAAAGGAGCCCATTGTGGCAACCCTGAATGAGGGCCTCGCCAAGCTGCTCGGTATCGATGCCGACGCCGACGACGAGACCATTTTGTCTGCTGCCGCCGAAGCGCTCGAAGAGCGTGCCGACGACGGCCAGGAGAGTGACGAAACCCCGCCCGCTGCACCGACTTTGGAGCAGGCCACGGCGGCGCTCGCCAAGGCCGGTATGACGGTCGTCGAGCGGGCCCAGTACGAGGCCACCGTCGCGGCCGCGCAGGCGGGCGCCGAGGCGCGCGCACAGCAGTTGCGCGAGGGCGACGAGCGTGTGGTCGATCAGGCCATCGCCGACGGCAAGGTCGCCCCGGCGCGTCGCGAGCACCACTTGCAGGCGCTCGCCGCCGACCGCGAGGGCCACACCGCCGTGCTGGCCGCGCTGGCACCTGGGGTGGTCCCCCTGGCCGAGACGGGGCATTCGACGCAGCCCGCAGACGGTCCGGTGCCCAATGACCTGAGCTGGTTTGACTCCGCGCCCACCGCGCCGAGTTCGGAAGGGAAGGAATAGATCATGACCAACGAGAACGTGGGCGTCTACGAGCCCGGCCGCGACATCACCGGCCGCGCCACAGCTGCCGTCACCGGTAAGCGGTTCCTCAAGATCAGCGGCAACCGCACCGCCACCGGCAACATCGCCGTGGCGCCTGCTGATGCGGCGGGCCGGGTGTGCGGCGTCTCCAAGTACGACGCGGCCAGCGGCGACATTGTTGGTGTGGCGCGGGGCAATTCGCGTGTCACCTACGTGACCGCCGACGGCGCGCTCGCCGCATTCGATGAGGTCGAGGTCGGCACGGCCGGCAAGGCCAAGAAGTTCGCCAGCGGCGTCGCCGTTGGCTACGCACTGTCCGCGGCCACCGATGGCGCCGACGCCGAGATCAGCCTCTACTAGGAAAGGGCTACCCACCATGACAACATCTCCCGTCGCGTACCCGCTGGGTGCGCCGGTCATCAATGACAACAAGATCTCGGTCGACCTGGCGTATAAGCAGCCCGGCCGGATCACCAAGCGGCTCTCGGACCTGACGCTGCAGAAGTTCATTGCCCCGGAACTGTTTTCGTCCTCGGGGGCGAGCACCACCGCCGGGGCGATCATCTACGACGTGATCCGCATCAACGAGCTGTACACCAAGAACGATGTGGAACAGCGCGGCCCGTCCGATGAGTACACGATCGTGCAGGGTGAGCGCACGCAGCCCGAGGTCGCCAAGTCCGAGGACTGGGGTGGCAAGTTCTGGATGTCCGATGAGGCGATCCGGCGCAACGACCGCGCCCAGATGGACCGCCTGACCACACAGCTGGCGAACACGCTGGTGCGCAAGATCAATCAGCGCACCGTGGCCGTGCTGGAGGCCGTTATCGCCAGCCTCGGCGGCGCGGGTGTCATCCCCGGACACGACTGGGGCAACGTCACCCTGACCGGCAACAACCCGACCCCGAACAACGCCCGTCCGTTCGCCGACATCATCGCCGCGCAGCTGGCCGCCGATGTCGAGGAATTGGGCTACGTCTACAACGTGTGGGTCGTCAACCCCGTGCAGTACGCGGACCTGCGTATCGCCTACGGCCCGGACTTGCCGCAGATCTTGGCCGACGCCGATATTTCGATGTTCCGGACCAACCGGGTGCCCAATGGCAGCGCCTTCGCGGGTGTGCGTGGCGGTGTCGGGTTCCTGGACTACGAGCAGATGCTCTCGACCGAGACCTGGCGCGAGCCCAAGACCAAGCAGAACTGGGTCCAGTCTTCGGTGCTGCCGATCATGGGCGTCACTGACCCGTACGCGGTCAAGAAGGTGACCGGATTGAAGGGCGCCCCGTAATGCCCGAGGTCACAGAACATCGGGTGACTGCGGCGACATGGGAATACCTCACGCCCGCAGGCACTCGGCGGCGCGCGTTTTTCGGCGAGCTCGTCACGCTCACCGACGAAGAGGTCCAGCGCGGCCTCGCCGTCGGTGCACTCGGTGTTGAGCTGCCGGCCGAATCGACCGATGACGACAGTGATGTGGTCGAGGCGGATGCCACCGATGACGGCGACACCGACAGCGGCGACGGTGGGGATGGCGATCCCGGCTCCACCGCAGGCGATTCCGGGAACCCGAGCCAGGCCACCGGTACCGAGGGTGATGCGCCTCGTAAGAAGCCGCTCAAGGCCGCGACCAAGGCCGTCCTGGTCGACTGGCTGATGGCCAACGGCACGTATGACCGTGACGAGCTGGAGGCACAGGAGAAGGACGACCTGTGGGCGCTGATCGAGGCCACGGACTAGTTTCGTGACCGACTTCCTTGACGTAGAGGCGTTCGCCGCCATGTTCCGGCCGCTGTCGGCAGCTGAGAAACTGGTGGCGGCGCCTCTACTGACGGTCGTCTCCGATTGGATACGCGACAAGAAACCGGCCATTGCCAACGATGACCCGGCGGCCAAGGTGGTCACATTCGAGGTCACCCGGGACGCGCTGATGTATGGCGAGTTCGGCCCGGTCTCATCGTTCACCAAGACAGTGGGCCATCGCACCAAACAGGCTGCGATCGATCGCGAAGCCGTCGAGAAGTTCATCGCACGCCGCCACTACCGCATGCTCGGCCTGGCGCTACAGGCCAAGGCGCGCGGCCACTTCCCCAGGGGTGACTACTGATGGACACCCTGGGCGGGCAGCGGCTCGCGATCGTGTGGGATGTGCCGGTGCTCGACGGGCAGGGCGACCCGATCTTGGACGAGTACCGCAAGCCGCAAGTCACCGAACGCGTTGTATGGGTCGATAACTGCCTGTTCGAGGTGCAGTCGACGGCCGAGGACAACCAGGCCATCACCACCACAACCACTGAGCAATCGTGGGCGTTCCTGCCGGTCGTCGATGGCCATATCCCCGCCGTCGACGGCACCGGTGCCGCCGCGCCCGTCGCGGTCGCCGACATCCGATCGGCGCACCGGATTCGCCACCTGGACCGCGATCACAGCATGGTCGGTGACGCGGTGCTCGGATTCGACCTCGACGGCCACGAAGATCATGTGTTCTGTATCTGCCAGCGCAGGGTCGGCTGATGGCCGCAGATCGCAGACCCAACCCGCTGGTCGCGTTGGGTGTGCCGCAGTCCGAGATCGACAAGGCGATCCACACCTCGGCGCAAGCCAAAGCCGAGAAGGCGCGCGTCGGCAAGGAGATGGCCGCACACGCCAAGTCCATCTCGCCGGTCGATCACGGCGACTACGGCGCGGCGTGGAAAGTGCAGCAGGGCAAGGGCCGTGACGATGACACCAAGGTCATCAACGACAACTTCAAAGCCCACTGGATCGAGGACGGCACCGGGGGCACCAGCCCGACACCGGAGTTCGCCGTCGCGGCCCGCACCGCCATCGCGTTCGGCGGCACCGCCGCCGATGTCATCAACAGGCCCGACTGATGACCGTCGCGCTGCATGAGCAGATGCCCCCCAACGCGATCATGATGATGCTCGCCCACCTCGCACCGCTGGGCCCCTGCGACATCGAACGCAAGCCCGACGATCCGCTGCCGTTCCGCCAAGTTAACATGATTGACGGCACCTACGACGCGAACCTGTTCTACTGCACCGCTGTTCTGTCGATCCACACCTTCGGCAAGACGATCACCGAGGCGCAGCGTGAGGGCGCCAAGACCGATCGGCGGATCATGCTGCTCGGTAGCGAGATCGTGGATGTGCCCATGCCTGACGGCACGGTCGCCAACGTCGACTACATCGACTTTCAGCAGCTCTCCACGCTGCGTGAATACAAGGCCGACAACGCCTTTCACCTCAAGGCGATCTGCGAACTCGGCTTGTCCTTCATCTAAACGTCGCGGTCCCTCGATCGCGTCGCGGCGCTGTGCCGCACCAAATCGCCGGAATCTGTTCCCCTTTCCGGTTCCTCACCCATGAAAGGAGCGTCACATGACGCAACCCATACCCGGCGTTGACTGGAGCGACGGCGGATTCAACGACGTTGATAACCGGTTCGCCATTCGTGGCCCACTGGTGGCCGTGCTGATCCGCGACTACCGCGGCGCCGCGACCGATATCAGCCCGCACGTGTTCAACCCGCTCACCGAGGACGGCAAGCTACGCCCGGATCTGTTCGCGCAGCGCAAGATCGGCGGCGAATGGCGCAGCAACCCCGAGCCCAACCAGGGCTGGCTGTTCATGGGTGCCAACACCAAGACCGGTGGCCCCGAGCGCGAACCGAACGTCGATGTCAGTCCGCTGGAGATCTTGCAGTCGAATTACCCGATCGAGAACGACATCACCAAGATCGGCAAGACGGTGAAGTTCACTCCGATCGAATCGCTCAAGCCGTTGGTCAAGCGAGTGCGCAACAACCTGCCGCTACAGGACGAGGACGGCAACCTGCTGGTCGAGGACGCCGGTCAGAAGGACTTTTTCGTCGGCACCCCGCTGGAGGCCGATTTCGTTCCCCGCCAGCTGCTTTTGGTGCGCGCACGGTCCCGGGCCGGCGGCAAGCTGTACACCGTCGAGCCCATCCCGCTGTGCAAGCTGACCAAGATCGGCGCGGCCAAGATGGACAAGGAAGACGCCGACGCCGCCGAGTTGGAGTTTTCGCTCGAACCTGACCCGTTCTTCCTGATCCCCGATCCGCGCAACCCGGGCATCCTGATTCCCGGCCTGGATGGCGAATGGGTCGGCGGCAAGGGCTGGACCACGATTCAGGGCGCCCCGAAGGTGTCGAACACCCCGCCGACGGTCACCCCCGGTGCCGCCGGTAAGGCCTCGATCGTGTTCGCCGACCCCACGGGCGCCGGTGATCCGTTCACCTTCGTCGCCGAAGGCACCATCGATGACGGGACCACCTGGCTGCCCGCCGAGCTCGATGGGCCCGCGGTCTCGTCGGGCGGCAACACCACGGTCAAGGTCAAGGGCGTGGCGGCCGGTGCGACCAAGTTCCGCGTGAAGGTGACCGGCACCAACGGCGCTTCGGTCTACACCCCGAAGTCTGCCGCCGCGACCATCGCCTGATGAACCCTCACCTGGCGGGCGTTGGGCTGCGCTCGCCAGGTGAGCCCCACCCCCATTCCAGCCCGAAACCCCAAGCCCACCAGCCCGAAAGGAACAATCATGAGCTCCGAAGACACCAAGGACGTTCTACACCCCGTCGACCCCAGAAAGGCACGCGAGCAGGCCGCCGATCACCTCGGATTCATGGCAGGTGTGCCCTTTGATCTCGGCGACGGCGAGATGTGGGAGCTTCCCAACCCGGCGTTTCTCGATACCGAGCAGCGCAAGCGGTACCGCGACTACCAGCGGGACATGAAAGCCCTCGACAAGGAAACCGTCGATCATCCTTTCATCGACGGCAAGACCATCGAGCAGAACGTCTATCCGTATCTCAAGGACGGCAAGGATTACGACCCCGACGAGCAGCTGTGCATCGCACTCATGGGTGAGGACATCTACGCCAAGTTCCTCGCCGCGGGCGGTGTTCCCGGCCAGATCGATACGCACTGGAAGGTGATGCAGCGCCAGCTGGAGGAGCGGACAAAGATCGACTCCAAAAGTAATTGAGGCAGTAGCGCTGTGGTGCCGTTGGCCCAATGCGATCGAGGCTGATCTTCGTTTTCGCGGTGTGCGCATCGCTGATTGGCACCAGGGCACCCGCGATGAGCGCGGCGCCCTGGTGCTTTCCAGCCGCCAACTACTGTCGCTGATCCACCAGCTGCCCGAAGACTCAGAGTTCAAAACCCATGCGCCGCCGCCGTTTGGGCGCGACGGCGACTGGACGGTCATGCAGAAGATTGCCGCCGAGACACACAACGAGCTCGCGGCATACCGGGCCAGCCAGTACGCGGGCACCCCGCACGAATACATGTACACCAAGTACTCATCGCCGCTGGATTCTCGCAGACAGCACGAACTTGACTCCGCTGAAAACGAATTCATCGAGTCGGCGCGAGAAGAGTTGCTAGATGACGTGTTTGGCGACCAATGATCAGGAGGTGAACCATGTCCGTGCAGATACCCATCGGTGCCGCCGCTGATCATCGGTCGTGGAAGCGGGTCGCCGATGACGCCACCCGCACGTTCGGCAACGCGGGTAAGGATGCCGGCCGCGATTTCGCCAACGCGCTGGCGGGTAGCTCCAAGGATGTCGAGAAGTCCCTTAAGCGCATGGGCGACAGGGCTTCTGATGCCTACGACAAGGCAGCATCGGCCGTCGGGAAACTCAAGTCCGAGGAATCCGAACTACAGCGGCTACGCGACCGCGACGCCGACGGCGCACGGATCATCCGCCAGACCGAGAAAGTCAACGACGCGCGGCGCGCCGAGGCTCGTGCTGTCCGGGACGCAACGCGGGCATACCGCGAGTATCAAGAAGCTGCCGACGAGGCGAGCCGACGCAACAACACCAACCTTGTTGACGGCATGCGCGCCCAGGCTGGCCAGGCCGCCCAGCTCGGCCGCGACATGGGCAATGGGTTCTCAGGCGGATTCACCCACGGGGTAAGCAGCGCGGCCTCGATCGCCCGACTCGGCACCGCTGGCGGGCCAATCGGCGCGGCCCTGTTGGGCTTGACCGCCGTAGGCATCCTCGTCGGAAGTCGGCTCTCCAACGCCATTGCCGAAGGCATGGCCACCACGGCCACCACCAAGTTGTTCCAGGGCCGCATGGGTCTGGATGACACCTCGATGAGTAATTACGCCAAGGCCGCCGGTCAGTCCTACGCCAACAACTTCGGCGCCTCCGTAGCGGACAACCTCAGCGTCGCTCAAGCGGCCCTGCGCAACAACCTGATCAAGCCCAACTCCCCCGATGACGAAATTCAGTACACGATTCAGCAGCTCCAAGGTGTGGCGCAGGTCGTCGAGAAGACCCCGCAAGAGCTCGCGCATTCCGCGACCCAACTCATGCGCACCGGCCTTGCCAATAGCGTCACCGAAGCACTCGACATCATCACCGCGGGCTCACAGAAGGGCCTGGACGTAACCGGCGACTGGCTCGACTCTATCGGCGAGTACTCCACGCAATTCCGCAAGCTCGGCCTGACCGGCAGCGAGACAATGACGCTGCTCAAGCAAGGCATCGAGGGTGGTGCCCGCGACACCGACAAGGTGGCCGACTCCCTCAAGGAATTCAGCATCCGCGCGGTCGACGGCAGCAAGTCGACCAAGGAAGGTTTCGAGGCGCTGGGGTTCAACGCCGACGAGATGGGACGGCGCTTCTCCGCAGGCGGCGAGCAAGCACACCAAGCGTTTGCAGCGGTGCTCACCGGGCTACGCAATCTTGATGACCCGGTTCAGCAAGCCCTTGTGTGGCAACGCCTTTTCGGCACGCAGTGGGAGGACATGGGCGATGCTGTCAACAAACTCGACCTCGACCCGGCTAAAAACCAGTTCAAGGATCTGCAAGACACCTCGCAGCGATCGACTAAGACCGCGACGGAGACGTTCAAGTCCGAATGGGAGAGCGCAACCAAGACGGTCGATCAGTGGTTCACCGACCTAAAGACCAGTATCTCGGATTGGTTTGTGGATCTGCCTGTCATCAGGGACATCCCGACGATGATCAAGGATCTGTTCAGTTCCTCGCCGCCACCGCCGCAATACGCTGCACCGCTAGGCGGTACGCATCCCGGTACCGACATCCTGGCCAACACCCTTCCCGGTGCGCCGGGCGCGGGCTCAACCGTCCTGCCTCCGGCGCCCGGCGACAACTCAGCACGGACACTGCTCGGCAGCGCGCTCGCCCCCGGGACCGCCCTGCCCCCGCCGGATGCCCAGCGCGGCAATGCTGTCGATAACGGTCCGCAGGCGGGCGACAGGAAGCCGATCGCGCCGGCCGGGGACGACGACAAGACCAAGGCCCCGATCGATCCGAGTCTTTGGTCGGTGGAGTCAAAGCCCGTTGCCATGCCGCCAGGATTGGCCACGGCGCCCACCGCAGCGCCCGGGATGCTGGTCTCATCTCCCAAGGGCGGACCCGGGCTCGGTCGCTACGAGGTCGACCCCATGCGGGTGTATGACGCTGAGTCATCGGCGATCCGGGCCAAGAACTCTCTGGAGCAAGACCGCATTGCGTTGATCCGGCTGGAGCAGCAGGGCAACGCCGATCAGGACGCACTACTGCGAGCGCGCAATCAGGTTGCCGACGCCGAACGCTCATACGTCTCGGCGCAGATGAAACTGGCCGAGGCGCAGCAAGGTACGTGGAAGAAACTGGAGAGCTCTACGCAGGGCCTCGCCGACGGCATGGGCCAGATCGGCGCGGCACTGGACAAGGATTTCGGGATCTCCAAGGGCCTGCCGGGGCTGGCCGAGAATCTGACCAAGTTCCTGGCCAATATGGCGGCGGCCCCGATCCTTGGCCAGCTCGGCGCGGTCAGCCAGCTCAACCCATCCAAGGGCGGATACGGCGCCATGGGCATCCTGGCCGCCCAGGGCGCGTTTGGGCCGCAGTACACAGGTGTTGCCCAGGACGTTGCCATGGCGGGCATCGGGCCTATGGCGCTGCAACAGGGTGTAAATCCCAACCTCGCCGCGATGTACGCATTGGCCGCGCGTGGCGGAAAGTACGCTCCGGCATCTGATCTGCAGAACGGGCTGGCCGACTGCTCGGGTGCCGTCTCGGATTTGGTGGAGGTGCTGCGCGACGGAAAGTCCTCACCGGCACGGCTGTTCGATACCACTGCGTTCGCCACCGATGCCAGCGCCGCCAAGCTCGGTTTCCTGCCCGGATATCAGCCGGGTGCCTTCAATGTCGGTGTGAATCCCCTGCCGGGGCAGCAGGGCCACATGGCCGCGACGCTGCCCAACGGCATGAATTTCGAATCTGGTGGAGGACACGGGCCGATGCTGGGAGGCTCGGCGGCCGGTGCCCTCGATAAGCAGTTCCCCAAGCAGTACTACATGCCCCTTGGGTCGGGCACGTCGAGCGCACCGTCGCCGCAGCCGATCGGGCCCACGGTCGATTATCGGGCGCTCTACCCCAAGACGGCCGGTCCTGGCGTAGCGGTCACCGGTAATCCGTCCCTGGGCGGTACCGATCCGGTGATGAGCGATCCGACGTTGACCAATCCCGCCCTGACAGCGGGTATTCCGGCCGCTGGCGGCGGGTGGGGTGGGGCTACCGGGCCTGCGCAGGCCTGGAGCCCGTCATCGACGCGCATTGGTGGTGTGGAACCGGCGACCGGTTCGGGTGCAGGCGGGGTCGGTATCACTCCCGGCGGCACCATCGATACCGCGATCGGGATGGCCGCCTCGGCGGCCGACATCTTCGCCCCCGGTGCCGGGCAGGCGGCGCAGACCGGGATCAAGCTGGCCAACAGGGCGATTCAGTTTGGTGCGCAGGCTGCAGGTATCGGGGTGCAGGGCTTGATGGATACGGTGCTGCCGACCGCGGGCTCGGAGCTGGCCAACAAGAGCTGGCTGACCAAGATCCTCGGTGGTGTCGCTGGTGCTGCCCCGGCGATCCCGAACGTGGCCGGCAAGGCGACCGCGCCACCGAACCCGAATCAGGGCGACCCGAACGCCCAAGGCGGCCCCGTCAAGGCGGGCGACACCAACATCCACGTCACCAACAACCGCGCCACTGAGGACGGCACCGGCCGCGATATCGCGTTTCATCAGCAGGCCCGCAACTCCGGGCCGGGGATGTGACCGTGACAATCCGCTATCCGGCCAACCCCGTCACACCCCATGGCTGGTATCACCTCGTCAACGGCGAAAAGCCCATGATGCGCCTGACCGCCTTTGACGGGTCGGTCGAGATGTTCATGATAGGCGGGTACGCGATTCCCGACCCGTACACGGCGCCGGAAGCCGTGCATTTGATCGACCTCGAAGGCCTCATCGCGCCGTGGAAGCACGTCACCCAGAAGGGTGCGACCGAGGATGGCGTTCACCATATCGACGCGTTTTTGGATCCGGTCGAGGTCAAGCTCACGGTCAAGTGCCGGGGTCGCAACGCCGCGCGCACGCGCCGGGTCTATCGGCATCTGATCGATTCGCTGGACGCCATCAAGTGTTCCCGGCTGGACTTTTTCGATCACGATGCCGGGTACTGGTGGGCCGACGTGCGTTGGTTCCAAGGCGGGCAACCCGATCCGGTGTCGGCTATGCGCAAGGGCACCTCGCAGAAGGCGACGCTGCGGCTACAGGCCGACACCGGCACGTGGAAGTCGTTCGACCATGCGGACTCGTTCGCGTTCACCTACGACGCGATGACCGACACCTTCGCGACCGATCATCGCCAAACCAAGGATCTCGGCGCGGTTCCGCAGCGCTACAGCGGCCCCGGCGGCGGGTTCTGCACCTCCTACAACGACCAAATGCGTTGGTGGGACGACCCCGAACACGGGTTTGGCACCCAATGGCGCCGGGTCATCAACGGGCCCTGGCCGGATTTCGACACCGATACCGATAACCAGGTCGTCTCCCAGGTACACGGGGGATTTCAGGAGTGGTCGGTGCCCGACTCGGGCCGAAACATCCTGGGCGCGCGCATGAACCGCAATCCTGACGGCAGCTGGGCGGGCGACGGGGTATTCGTCGAGTACGGCGCCGGATACCTGCGCCTGTACTACACGATCAACTTCGTTGAGACCACCTTGCGCAGCTGGCCGCTGGCCATCCCCATCGGCCCGCTGCCTGGCGAGAAGTTCACACTGGTGTGCGGCACCGAGGATCACCCGCGCACGTTCCGCGTGCTGCGCAACGACATGGAGATCTTGTCGGTCACCGAAACCGGCACGGGCTCGCCTCTGGGGGCAGCGCATCGGGGCGTCGGCAACGGCATGTTCGCTGCCGGTGCGGTGATCAGCCAGGCAACGCCGTCCGCTATCCGCAAGCTGGCCGCGGGCGATAACGCTGCCGTGGCGCAAACCGGGTTCCTCAAGCGCATCAACATCGGTGATCAGGACATGTACGACGACTACGTGCTGTTCGGGCCGTTCACCAAGGTCAAGATCTACGACGGGCCCGGCTCGGACGAATATGTCGAATTCGGGCCGCTGCTACCCAATCAGGTGGTGTTTTTGCGCACCGATCCGCGCGTACACACCACCTTGGTGAAAGACCTGACCTCGGTGCCGCCCTCGCCCCAGGAACTCGATTTGTTCCAGGAGGCGGTCGAGAAGTTCATGAGCTTTGCGGGCATGAACGGTACGGCGTTCGCCGATCAGATCAAGTCGCAGTTCGGCATCACCCCGCCGCAAGGCCCGCTGTACAAGTACCTCAAGGGCCGCTTCTCCAAGAACGCGGCGATACCACCGAAATCACCCGGCAATCCCGCGCAGCCGTATTTCGTGAAGGTCTCGATCGAGGGCGGCAACGCCGACTCCAAGATCATCGCCTCGGGCACGCCGCGACGGAGATACCCGCTCTAATGCGCAATGCGATACGCCCCTGCGATCCAGGGGCCATCTCGTGATGCCCATATCCGATGAGCAGCGCTGGGAGGCCGCCAAGCGCTCGGGCGATATCGCGCGGATCGCCACCACCGCCCGCGCCCTGACCGAGAAAAACTCGAAGGTCGACACCAGCTATCGGTTCACCGTCTGCGACAAGATGTGGACCCCCATGGCCTCGGTGGGCTCGGACCTGATGGAGGGCTCGGGCGCCCGGCCGCGCAACGACTGCCCCACCGGAAAGCTGATGCTCAAGGGCAGCTCGCCGCTGATCCAGATGTTCATGGACTGCCGCAACACCCTGGTCGGGGTCGAGATGGAGACCGCCGGCAGCCGCCAGAACTTCTACACCAAGGTTCACCGCTACCGCTACGAAAAGGGCGCGTGGACAGGCAATGTCGAGATGCGCGGCATTTGGGACATCCTGAACTACTACGTGATCTGGCCGACGTGGTGGCTTCCCCTTGCCGCCCAGCCCATTTCGCACGCGATCTTCATCTGGGCGCTACAGACCTGTGTGGAGAACATGGTCGCCGAGTGCGCGTTGCGCATTCAGTCCGGGTGGCTGGAGTTCGTCAACAACGGCCTATCGCTCAACGGCGACATCCGGGCATGGATGGGCACGATCCTGCAGGCCCTCAAGCGTGACGGGCTCTCGGTGCAGACCTTCGGCAAGATGCTGCGCACACCCACCTATGTGCAGCGCACCAACCCGTTCTTGGACACATCGCCCATGTGCGCCAAGACCGTTCGCATGGAAACCTGCGGAACGGTCATCAAGGATGTCACCCGCGCCTACGGTGTGGACACCCGCATGGACCTGTGGCGGCCCGGCGACCCGCAACCGGACAAGTGGGCCAACCTCGATTCGCCCACGTACGTCTTTTCGACCCGGGACCGCCAACAAATCTCGGGACCCACCAAAACCGTTGCCGATTCGGTGATCAAGACCGTCATCGACCTCGGCGGATCACTCGGCGACATCTTCAAACCGGTCATCGCGCAGGTACCCGGTATGAACGGGGTGTTCTACGCCCCCAAGCTCGGTGTCGATTTCGAGCAGCCCTACGCCTACGTCGTCGCCCCCGAAGAGGGCGAGGACTCCAACATCATCAACTGCGAAATCGCCGACCACACCCCCGAGGGCTGGCAACACATCATCGGCGGCCGTTCTCCAAAGTGGTTGAACGACTTAATGAATGCCACCTTCGCATGGTTGATCGATTCGCTGATGATCGTGGTCGGGTTCTCCGGCATCCCGTCGGATCTGCTCTCGGGATTCCTGAACAACAGCTTCCTGGCGTTCCAGATGGTCCAGGTGTACCAGGTCCGCGACGAGGTGGGCCCCTTTCATCCGGCCATCGAGCGGTTCTACCCGACCGCCAGCGCCCCGTACAACATCGAAACCATGTTCGCGTTCATCAACGCGATTTTCGATGCCCAAGGCACTACCACGGCGCAGGTCACTTTCCGCAACGGTGACCAATATGCCTTGGGCCGAGACATTTTCGAGGGCGGCTTGATGTCGCTGGTGTATCACCGCCGAACCAAGATGATCACCGACTACATCGAAGACACCATGTGGCGCATCACCCCCACTGAGCAGACCACCTTGGTGCAGCTCGGTGACGGCCGCCGCGACGAGGCCCCGCTCGGCAGGATTCAACGCTTCATCACTGGCGCATTCGAAGCCATCAACGTCATCACACTGGCCCCCCAGTCCTAACCGGAGGTAACCCACATGGCTTGGCCTATCGTCGATTTCAACGGCGCACGCTACTACCAGGGACAGGGCTACACCCTGGTCCCGGTCGACGGCACCGGGGTGGCGCACGTGCTGCTGCGCGAAGACGGCGGAATCATGGGAGGGGTGTCCGGGGTCGAGCAGGGCCCGCCCGGAAAGCACGCCGAGTTCGACGAGAAGATCGACCTGACTCCACTGGCCCCCGAAGACGCGACACCCGATTCAGCATTTTTTGAACTCATCACTCCCCCAACGGATACCACGCCCGGCAGGTGGAAGATGCACCTGGCGCTACACACCGGCAAGACCGGTAAAGACGGCGCGACACGCTGGAATCCGCTGGACCTGTCGACCAATCCCAAGGCGGGGTGGATTCCGGCCGTCAAAACCGACCTACTCGGTTTTGAGCTTGTGCCGCAAAAGGTTGCCGAGGTGTTCTACCCGGGCGAAATCAAGAACATCGGTACGGGCAACGCGAACGGGACTATGGCCGCGATCGACATCCCTCCCCGCCCGTGGCCTCGGCGTATCCGCGCACAAGGCCAAACGGTCGTTACCGGCGAAGCGGCCGACGTGCGCGTGAATCTGCTGGCCCGGCTCAACGGCGAGGCCAACGGCAACATCGTGGGCCGCTGCGTGGGCATCGCCCAGACTGATCGGCTGGCGTTCTCACCGGGCAAGCCCATCGGCCCCGGCAGCACCACCGACGACTACGACACCATCCCCGCTGGCACCTCGGCCACCGTACACATCCGGTGCGAGCGCCAAACCGGCACATCGACGTACACCGCCACCGCCGCGATGTCGCACTTCAACATCGAGGCCTGGCCGCTGTGACCGACAACCTGCCCGAGATCCCCGATTGGGCAAGAGATGTCCCCTCGGCCCCGGTACACCGCGAGCAAGGCGGCGGTCTCACACGGCCGTTCACAGCCCAACAGCTCCAGGAGTTCGGCAAGGGGTTCATTGAGCAGTTCCTCGGTCGCGTGGTGCTCGCGGTCATGGGGCACCTCATTCCCGGCGTGGGTTCGTTTGATCAGCTGCGCGAGTGGGCCAAAGACAAACCTGGTCTCGGCGATCTGGTCGAGCTGCTGACCGGGATCGAGGACGGCGACGAAAATGATTTAGGGACATGGGCGCTCGGTATCCGCAACGCCCTGGCGGGCATCGATCTGGCCCACCCCGAATCGATCCTGACCGCTATCGCCAAGGTGGCGGGCCAGTTCCTCAAGGGCGTCATACCGGCGTCGTGGGTGGCTGACGTGGCCCACGACCTACTGGGCGGCGCTGGCGGATTCACCGACCCGAAGATGGTCGAGGACAACCCGTACTGGCGATTCGACGCCGCCCAGAACGGGCACCTGTCGGGCAAGTCGATCTACCTCAACGCCGATGGCCAACTGCATGCGATCAGCATCAAAGACCCGTTCAACGTAGCTGCCGGCCAGGCGGTGGACATCTCCGCATCGGCGATGTGGCAAGGCGTCTCGGCTACAGCGGGGTCCAATCCGATCCGGTTGTGCATCACCCCGTTTGCCTCCGATGGCACCAAGCTCCCCGATATCGTCATCAAGAAAATTCAGCCCGTGGCCGCGGATTCGTCCTGGATACGGGCCAGCTTGAGCGGCTCGTGGACGGTGCCGACCGACGGATCGGTCAAGTCCGCGACAGTGACCCTGGCGGTCACCGAGGGCGCCACCGCCGGCCGCATCCACTTCTCCAACGTCACCTCGGTCATGTCGAACCTCGGGCCGCTGCTGGGCAAGTGGAGATCGTTCTTTGACACCCTTGGCGGCAAAGCCAATTCGGACATCGCCGATTTCGAGCAGCGATTCGCCGCGATCACCGCCGACGGCAAGATCACCGCCGAGGAAATCATCGGGCTACTCGGGTTGGGCAATATCCCGAAGCTGCCCCCGGCCAAGGTGCACAGCCCGATCGGCAGCACCGACATCGGAGAAGACCTCAAGGACACGTGGAACAACTTCTGGAACGCGGTATTTGGGGACGGATCTAGTGGCAGGGGTCCGGTCGATGTATCCACCGCGACCGCTGCCCTCAAGAAAAAGGCCGATGACGCGTACGCAGCCGCGGTGTACGCCACCGACGTTGTGAACCTGCCACGACTGACCCCCCGCTGGATGTCCACAGGCATCAACGACGATGTGTCGTTCCCCATCATCAATGCACAGTCGACATTCGTACCGGCCGACCAAAAGCTGGTGTTCATCCCCATCACGCCGGGTGTCGAGCGCACGTATCGAACCGTGAAATTCGCCATCACCGGCAATGGCATGACGCAGTGCTACGTGGGCGTGTACCGGATCAATGAGTCGCTGCAAATTCAGAAGGCCGTCGACCTCGGGAACGTCAAGGCACGGCTATCGGGCACCAGCCGCGTGCAAGCTCTGACAATTCCGTCGCCGGGATTGACGGTACCCAAGGGCCACACCGCCTTCATCGGTGTGCTGCAGGTCGGCAACCCGCAGGGCCTCTACACCACACCGGCCATGCCGACCGTGCTGGAAGTCGTGCAGAACATCCCCCTGTTCTTCACCCAGGACGGCGGCACCGGCTACACCTCCCTGCCCACCCTGGTGGGCGGGCACGTGGAATTCACGCCGGTATGGGGCGCCCTGGGCGAGTCGACCAACTTGGCAGATCAATGGACCGAGTACTCACCCACCGGGGCGAACCTGCCCCTGTCCGTCTACGACATCCCCAGCGCCAGCACCGTGCTGTACCTGGCGGGCTGCGGTGGCGGTGGTGGGGGCGGCGGCGGTGACGGCGGCTGGAACAAGCCCGGCGAGGGTGGCGGCGGCGGTTCCTGGAACTCGCTACGGCTGGAGCGCGGCGTCGACATCCCGGTGTCCGTCACTCAGATCACGGTGCAGTCCGAGCGTGTGGGTTCACCCACAGGTATTGGCGGCGAGCCCGGCAGCAAGGAGACCGACGGCAAGCCGGGCCACGACATCGTGTTCCGCAACGGCACCGACAACAGCGAAATTCTGCGCTGCGCTGGTGGCCGACTGGGGCGCCTGGCCTATGGCAGCTTCTACAACCGCGACTCGGTGGGCTACGGCCCCGGCGATCTTGGGTTCTCCGCGCGCCTGTTCAAGGGCGGGCAGAACACCCCGCCCAGCGCGTCGGTAGGTGCGGCCAACGGAGCCCCGGGCAACGGGCCCGGCGGCGGCGGCGCGGGCGGTGCCGGTGGTACCGGGGGCAGCGCCGGTACCGGCGGCTGGGGTGCCGCGGGGTACGCCGCGATCAAGGCGGTCTGATGCCCTGGTCCACCAATCCGTCTGCGCCCTCGGGGCAATCGAGTAGGTGGTCGACCAAGCCCGATCCGCCCTCGCCGCCATCCATGGGCAAGTGGGTCTGGATGCCACGGGTCACTGTCGCGGACTCGGCAGTCGGCGCCGATCTGGCCCATCTGCTGCGGGTGGCCCACACGGGCATCGATCAGGGTGTTAGCGCAGACCTCGCCGTCGCAGGAGTGGGCCTACGCGCCAGTGATGCCGGCCGGGGCGCCGACCTGGCGCGGGCGAAGCTGCGCGTGGCTGCACGAGACGCCGGGATAGGTGCCGACTCGGCCCGCTCCGGTGTGCGCGCCACTGATTCGGCCGTGGCCGCCGAGATGGCGCAGATGCTCCCCCGCGGGGCCGCCGTCGGTGCCGCCACGGCCGCCGATATCGCGGTGCTGTCGCGGGTTCGGCTTCCCTCCAGCGCCAGTCAAGCCATCGGGACCGATACCGCCACCGCCCGGTTCAGTCCGCAACCGGCAGCGCTGACCGCGATCACCGCAGTCGGCACGACCGTGGTCCCGATCCCGGTGTGGTGCCGCTATCTCGATCTGGCGCTGGTCGGCGCTGGCGGCGGCGGTGCGAGCTCGGGCACGTTCTACCTACTCGGCGGCTTCCCCGGCAGCCCGGGAACCTGGGCCACCACCACTTTGGAGCGCGGCATCCACATTCCCTGGACCACAACAACCCTGACATTCGTCATCGGCGCAGGCGGCGCAAAGGGTAGCGGCGGTTTCGCCGGAACCGCGGGCGGCCCAGGTGCGGCAACCACCGCTATCGGCGACGGGTGGGCGGGCCTGTCCGCTGCTGGCGGCGCTGGTGGCCCGCAGCACCCCACCGGCATCAACGCCAACGACGGCCCCGGCCCGGGCGACAAGACCTACAACGGCGTGACCTACCCGGGTGGTGCCACGCAAACCTCCGATGGCGGAACGGGCTACGCGCCCGGCGGTGCCGGTGCCGGCGGTGCCAACTTCGGCGGCCCCGGCGGCGTCGGCGGCGCAGGCGGCGCCTGGTGCCGCGCATACCAGTAACCGCAGGAGGGATCACCCAAACATGGCCAACCCCAACGACATCGACAACTACTCATTCCGAATCCACTTCTACAGCAGACGCGAAACCTCCTATTTCGACATCTACATGAACGACGGCGCAATCGGACTGATCAACGGAAACTACTACCTCGACGCGGCCCCACACGACCCGAACGTCGGCGAATGCCTCCTGCAATACGTCCCCAAGCTCAACACCACCATCTGGGACTTTGACGACGGCAGCCTTCCGGCCAACACCGAGGGCTACCTCTGGTACCAGGTCAACGAAACCTACGTCATCACAGGCGATTACCAGCCCTTCGGTGGCCTGATGATCGAGGGCCAACTCGGATGCGCCTACCTGAAATCCGTCATCGCCCCCTACAGAGACCACCAATGGACGACCGAATCACCCCGCAACGTCGCGCTGGGATACACCCCGCGCATCAGCGGATGGACCACCTGGGAAACCCCGTAACCAACAGAAAGGCCCCCGCATGTCCGAATACCAAGCACCGCACCGACGCGCCTGCTGCGCCGCAATCACCGCACTCGGCAACCGAATCGGGCTATTCGCCGGTTCCACCCGGGTAGGCACCGCCTACGCCGACACCACCTGGGCCACCCCAGTCGATGTCACCGAATCCGGCATCGACAAGGCATCATCCACCGGCTCGCTGGTAACCATCTCGGTACCTGGCGGCACCGTGGCCAACGGCACGGTGATCAACCGGTACGGCGTGTTCAACGGCGCGACCCTGCTGCGCGCCGAGGCACTACCGGTCTCCCTGACCGTCAACGACGGATCGCAGCCGTTACAAGTCGATGTCACACCAACATTCAAGTTCTGGGGGGTGTAGTCATGGCCCGCCAGCTTCTCAAGCACTCGGCCTTCTACTCCGCACTTGCCGCCATCTCATTCCGGCTGGGCTGGTGGGCATCCGACCGCCTGTCCTCCTACGCCCAAGAGATCGACCCCCGCATCGAAAGGAAGTACACCCGATGAGTTTCCGCACCGCATACGGCAATACGGTGTCCGAGAACGGTTGGCGTATGTGCAACCGGGACGAATGCGACATCGTACGCATCGACGAGCTGTACCTCGTCGATACCGCACCGCTGCGCAAGGGCGCCCCGCTGACCATCCTGGGCGCCTGGCTGTACTGGTATGACCGCAACGTCGAAGAGATCACCTCGCCCGTGTGGGGCTGGTCGGCCACAAACGATGTCGCCAACAGTAATCACCTGGCAGGCACCGCTGTTGACGTGATGGCACCCAAGTACCCCTGGCAGCGGTACACGATGGATGCCGCCACGCAGGCCAAGGTCCGCAAGGGCCTGGCGCTGTTCGAGGGCTCGGTGTTCTGGGGCCGCGACTGGTCGCGCCCCGACGAGATGCACTACCAGATGGCCTGGCCCGAGGGCGACAAGCGCAATGACGCGTTCGCCGCCAAGCTGCGCGCCGGATACCTCGGCATCTACGCGCCCGCGCAGCCCCCGGCGGTCGATCCTATTGTGCTACACCAGCAATTCGTCCAAGAAGCTCCCGACCGCAAGCTACTTGAATACATCGCCGAACAACTCGGGCCAGGACATCCTGACTGGGCATCGAAGGGTATGACGCTGCGCGACAAGGTGTGGTCCAAGTGATCCGCATCGGAGACCGCAATGAAACGGTCCGTCAGTGGCGGGCCGTGATGAACGACTGGTTTGGGCCGCTGTACACCCGGCTGCTGGGGCCGCTGCCCCGCGACACCGACGAGTTCGGGCCGCGCGCTGCCCTGTGGGCCGCCGAATATCAGCGCCGCACCGGCCAGATCCCCACCGGGCAGGTGTCCGATGATGACCTACGCGCGCTGGGCATTGCGCCCCCGGCCCCGCCCGCCAACCGCCACCTGGGCCTAATGTTCCGGGGCACCGGAGGAGTCATCGGCCAAGACTACGTATCTCGCGTCATGCAGGCCGTGGCCAACCTCGTTGAGGAAGTGCACCCCGAATTCGCCGCAACCATGGGCGGACTCCCGGTCGGCGCCGCGGGCAGCATCAACGACATTTCGATGGCCAAGGCCGTCGACATCGCCGTGGCCGACGCACAACGCATCTTCGCCGAGCGCTACCGCGCCAACCCCAACATCAAGGTTGTCATCGGCGGATACTCGGCCGGCGCGGTCGCGGGCGCCCGGTTCCGCGCGTGGCTGGCCGAGCACTACCCGGACAACTACCTGTGCTCATTCAGCTTTGGTGACCCCACCCGGCCCCACGGTGGCAGCTACTACGGCGGCCCAATCCTGGCGGGACAGGGTATTTCATCGTGGCGGTTCGGCGATGTCACCGACTACCGGCACTGCTGGCTCACCGACCCTGGCGACATGTACGGCAACATCCCCCTCGGGGTGGTCGGGGACATCATGGACGACTGTTTCGACATGGTGACCGCATTCCAGATCACTGACCCACTCGGGGCCGCTGGTGCCATCCTGCCCAAAATCCCCGAAATCGCCGCCAAGGCATTGGGTGTCGAGCTGCCCGCCATATTCGGCGCGCTCACTGGTGGCCCCAACGGTATCGCCGCGCTCGGCCTACCCATGGTGCTCGGCGGTCTACAGGGACTACTCGGCTGGGGCGATATCAACAAGCTCACCGGGCCCGCGGCCGCGGCGCAGGCCGCCTTGATCGCGCTGCGTTTCGTCACCACCAGCCCACCGACCGCCGCGCATATTCAATACGAATACCGCGAGGTCTGGCCCGGCCAAACCTATCTCGGCCTCGCCATCCAGCACGTGCGCGACTGGGCCAGCCGCACCCCCGCCATAGCCGCGTAGATCAGTCCGCCCCCGCGCGAGGAGAGCGCGCAGGGACTCCCCACACCGTAGCGTTCCCTATCCATGGCGCCATCGAAACAACTCCCCCTGAACTGCCCAAACGCAGTTATCCACAACCCAACCGCCGAGAGGACCGTCATGCACATCACCATCCCGCCCTGGCTCAAGGACGCCGCCGTTGACGCTGCCGAGCGCGCTATCAAGACGTTCGCGGGTGGCTTCATCGTCGGCGCCAACCTGGCCGACGCCGCGGTGAACGCAGCCCTGACCGAGATCGATTGGCAGAGCGGTATCAATGTCGGCGCCGGGACGCTGGCGGTATCGCTCATCTTCTCTGCGGCATCGATCAAGCTGGGCCGATCCGGTACCGCCTCGGCCACCAAGGCGGTCGTACCGTCCAGCCTGTTCAAGCTCGTGGCGGGCAGCGGCCGGTGAGCCCCGACCAGATCCAAGCCGTCGGCGGCGCCATCGTCGCCATCCTGGGCGCCTGGCAAGCCCGCACCTCGCGCAAAGTCCGCGACCTGGAAGCTCAACTAGCCATCGTCGTAGGCCAGCGCGACCAATATCGTGACAAACTCCGCGCAGCCGTCCGACACATCCGCGAATGGATGGGCTGGGCGCGACAACACAGACCCGAAACGCCCACACCCGAACTACCAGCAGAGCTGGTCGACGAGGTGTAGAGAGCCCACACTGATTGCAGGCCAACGAAATAACGCCCCTCACCCCGACCCGGTGAGGGGCGCTATTCGTGTTTCTAGTGCACTAATCCAGCACGCGGGCCCGGCTTTGCGTTGTGCCGTTTCTGTCCACCACCGCATCGCAGGTGTAGGGACGCATCCCCGTGTAACCACCAAACGCGTTCTTGGCGTTGACATTGCCCGTCACCGTAAAGTAAATATCACCGCGGTCGGGCGAGTAGTCCAACTCGGGATCGCGACCACCTCCATGCGCCACGCCTTCACGGGCCACCTCATCGGCGAACTTCGCACTCTCAGGGTCACGCATGCGCTTCATGAGAGCGGACTGGCATGTCTCGATCGCGTACTTTTGCCTCACTTCAACGCTCACACCAACGTTTCCGGATTGGCCCGACAGCCCTATTGCGCACGCCGCCATGAACGCCAGCAGCCCGACAAATACCCCCAGACACACCCACAACGCTTTCGCCGGGGTGCCCATCTCTCTCGCCATGGACGGCAGATTACAAGATCACGCCCAGGTCAGAAGTGGTTACAGGAGTGCTCACATCGCGGCGGGCATGCCCC